TTGGTTAGTCCCTTTAGTGTGTCTAGTATTTCCATGGGATTGTAGCCGTCTTTTTTGGCCTGCTTAATTATAACAATAACCACTGACTCGGCAGCGCTGGTTTCAAATCCGCGACTGGTGAAGAATGATTTCATTGCTTCAAATGTGTTGGTGTCTAATTCCAAAGGTTTGCTATAGTAGGTATCAAATGCCAGGATGGTGGCATTTTGATTAACAGTGGTTTTTAATGGAAGATTACTGTAGATGTTTGGCATGTTTTATGTTCTTGGGAATGTTACAGCCCGGGCCTTGGTGAAAGTTTCTTGTATTGTGGTTCCGGCTATGGTTAATCCAGTATTAATGTTATTTCTAACACCGCCGGGTTGATTACCAGATGATGATATATTCCCCAATACTCCGCCTAATATGCTATAACCTTCTTGCCTTAGTCCCGACTTGTTGAGTTGTCTAACATTTTTTGCTAGATCTATAGCTTGTAATCCTGCCCCTATGAAATCCAATGGGCTCTTAGCATTAGCCAGTGTACCATCTTCTCCGAATATATCATTCGCACCAGCAATGGCTCCTAATAATCCACCTCCTGTTTTTAAAGGACTTGGAGTGTTGTCATAATATACAGCAGCAAATCTTCCAGAAGCTTCACTTCTTTTAATTCTACCTTGTCTATATACAACAGCTTCGTAATCCAGGGTCATTTTATTACCCATTATTTTATTTGATTCCTCTTGACTTAAGCTATCATGCGTCCAATCGGATATTTTTGGATTAATTAGTGTGATTTGTGTAAAGCGTTTTTTGTGTAATACGTAGATGTCTATGCTATCAAAAAAGTTCACATTTTGAAAATTATTCAGACCGTAGGCATAGTCAGTGATGCCATATTTTGTATCTGTAAATTCTAATATTCTGCCATCTGCTGCTCTGGTCTGTCCGTATTTGCCATCAACATAGTAATAGTTATAATAGTTTTTCCAGAGATTTGTAGTGGCATCGCCGTTGTCATCATGAAAATCAATATTGACGCTGGAATATGTAATTTTAGTTTGAACAACTGTTTTTCTGTTGTATTGATTAAGAGTATCTGTACTGATTTTAAATTTAGGAAGTTCTACTCGTTTGGCTAAAAATCCTATATCATTAAGCCCCCTTGCTATATACGAAGGATCTAACTTGTTGATAATATCTCTGTTGACATTAAAATTTACAAAGTATAAAAATCCTACCTTGGGCGATCGGTCATAGTTATTTTGAACATACAAACGATTGGCATGTTGGTAATCCCTAACATCACCATCATACCCGCCACCTAGAAATCCGGTTGCTACTGTGCCTAAAAAGTTTGTAAATGCGTTACTCATGCTGATATTTAGCCAAATAAAAAGGCTCGGTTTTTAAGCCGAGCCTGATTTGTCAAATGAGTTATTAACCGCCTAATGCCAGTGTACGGATTGTGCGTCCCACATCCACACCTAATCCAGTGCGTTCGCCGCCTGGTCGATTTAGCTGGATAGCATTATCATAGGTAATAGTCAATGAAATATCCATTGGGTCATTGCTGGTGTAATCCCCGCCTTGATATTGAGCCTGTTTAATAAAGCAACCTAGGAATTCAAAACTTTCCAAGCTGGTTGGCTCATAGGCACCGTTGCCGCCGTCTGTGATTTCAACACGCATTCTAAACTTGTAGTCAATTCCCGATGCTGCGCCACTTTGCTCATAGAAATCAAATTGTTTCTGTAGTTGTTCGCCGACCTTTTTGGTGACTGCACCAGTAACATCATCACGCAGAACCACTTTGGTATCAGCAAAACTATGTCGCCCTGCCAATTTGACTGTGCTATTATAAACTTTTAACTCAATTGCTTGAAAGCTCACATCGGGTCTTCCTGCGTTCATAACTTGTTTGGTCATTTCTGTGCTGGGTGCGCCGGCAACTCCGAAATTATCAAACGTAACACGAAAACGATATCTCAGCTTGGGCATCAACAAACCTTGAGTATTACTACTTTGGTTGGTTGATAACGGCACTGTAAATCTATTTAAACTTGCGATTGGCATCTGGATGCTCCTTTATTCTTGTTATTTACCTATTATTTCCCGGCTGCAATTTCGCCAGTGTTCTTAATTCTCAATGGAATGTAGATAAATTCCACAGCCTTGACTGGTTCAATTGCAATGTCCATATACAATTCGCTACGGTCAATTCTTGCAGGAGTATTGTTTGAAGTGTCACACACTACAATAAAATCGTATAGAGCACGTTGACCTACCAACTCAATCAGCAGGCTCTCAGCAGCAGATTTGATTTCTCTACGTGTTTGTGTATCGTTTGGTTCAAACAAATATGGCTTAGCTAATATACCCAACTGTCTACGTAGATATGCCACCAATCTCACTACGTTGATACGATCCAATGCACTGGCATTTTTGGCACGAGTTCTCTGACCAAAATTAACTAGTCCAACACCCGGTAGTGTAGCAATAGGATTGATAGCAATGTTATCAGTTGGATTTTGTAACACATCTCTTAAGGCCTGATATAGTGCTGTGGTTTTAAACTCGCCTTCGCCATCAATGTATCCTACGGATGTAGCATTGTCAACGCCGCCCCGGCGTGTTCCTGCTGGTGCAAACCATGGATAGCTCTTGGCATCACTGTTGGTGATAGTTCGTAGCATCATGTGGCTCGGTGGCACAACAATATTCTTGCCTGTGTTGTCTGTGGTATATCCACTGGGGTAGAACACACCCAAATACTCATCATGTGTAACTAGCCCAGCCTCGCCGTTGTCATAGGCATTGGCAGTGTTCTTGCCCCACGCTGATAGATCGGTTGCATTGGGTGCTAATCTAAATGGTGCATCTCCGACTACAAATGCTGTTTGTCCAACATCTGTATTAAACGCAACCATGTTGGCAATAGCTTCTGGATATCCAGGAGTAGCAATTAGGTTAAATGTCAGTGTATCTGTATCTCTAATCCCTGTATTGGCATCAATAAAAGATTTCAATCCCTTAACAACCATCTTTCTCTGTGCCAAACGACCAAATACTCCACTGCCATCTTCGTTTGTGCCACTAACACAGGTCCAACGATTTGAATTGTAATTGGCCATGTCTTCATTGCTATATCTAATATTAGTAGACATGGTGTCTATTGCGCCAACCACATACTTCTTGACATTATATCCGGAGCGACGTAGATTCCATAATCTAATACCTTTTGGATATAAATCAGGATCGGGTGCATCCGGATCTACATAATTGCTGGACAATAGGTTTGCAATAGTTGCCGGTTCTATATCTGCTCCAGCTGTGCTCCAGCGAGCATTGGCAAATACCCAGCCATCCGGGCTGTCTTGATCTTTGGTATCCTGTAGATTCCATGTGAGTGTATCAGCATCGTATACGTAGACATCTTTACCGTATCTATCTGTGTCGGCTGTGCTGACCCAAATGTCATTGGTAACTAGATCTGTTCCATCGCTTTGTGCGGTAGGTTTAATGGCAGATACAATAGGACCGGCTGGGTCAGTATTGGGATAGACATTTAAGTACCCAGACCATTTAACCCCGTCGTGAACCATGATATCAACTTCTCCTAGATTAACATCATACCATAATTTTCCATCTACTGGATTGGTATATGGAGCAGTAGTCTTGGCCTGATAGCTGAGTGGTTTCCAATTGGATACTAGGAAATCATATGCACTGTCGGGGGAAGCATATACATTGGTTAGGCCGGTACTAACACTAATAGCAGCCAATGGTGTTCCTGTTCCGTCTTTCAATTCAAAGTCGCCACCTAGCAAATGACTAATTGTTACTTTGTGAGTGACATTATTATAAACAGCAGATATGTTGGTTAGGGTTGATGCAATAATTGCTGTTGCAATATTTTTAGCGACACTGTTTTTTGCCCCAGTTGACCACGGAGCAATACTAACGGTTACACCGGGTCCCCAACTGGTGCCACTGGCCAATGTTTCTCTAATGACGAACTGTTGTGTAGCAGCAGTGCTGGTTGTAATACTGGCAGGGCTAGATAAAATAGTAGCACCGGAACCGTTGCGTCTCCATAATTTAAAGTTGGCAATGGGGTTGGTTGCATGATCATAGTTGGATTCGATAAACACGGTGCCTACTGTTAAATTCTTTCCACCACCGGTAAAGTCTAGTTTTTGTAGAGCCTGTTGTGTGCTGGCATAGATAGGAGCAGATACTGTGCTCCATGTTTGAGTAGAACCGCTGTAATATTTTACATCCCATTTAGCCCCATTTCCTGGAGTAGTTGATTTGATCCAAACACTGCCCGAAGTTGTAGTATTGGTATATGTAGGATAGCTGGTATGCGGGCTTATTTGTAGCTTTTTACCGCCTGCAGTCCATCCGCTACTGCCAACCACTTGCCATGAAGAAGTGGACCTATACCATAAGGTATTTTCATTATCAGGAGTTACAACCATGGCATAAGCACCGGGTTCTTCATTTAGTCTTCCGGCCACTGGAGTCATTCCATCATTGGTAACAGTATCTACATTGCTGGAATCAATAATTAGTGGTGTTACGGAAACAAAATCACCTCTTCCACTTTTCAGTGTAGGATCCCATTCAGATACACCATATAGGCTGTTATCGGAGTCTATCCAGTAAGTTCCGGCTGCCGGACCACCTTTTGGGATACTGGTTGCTGGTTTTAATTGTCCTAAATCAACATTGGCACGAGCAATATAAGCACGAGAGCTTACGCCCAATAAACTGTATGCTGCCTGCAAGCCATACTCATTTAGTTCGTTGCCGTGTATTGGATTACCGGCGGTATCTGTGTAAAACTTTGGACTGCCAAATGTGTCCACCAAATCACGCTGACTGGTAATAACATATATTTTACCACTGTTTGCCGCTGTGGTGCCTTGTGCAATTCCACCACTTGGGTTGGTCTTGTCTTGTGCTGTAGCAACGAATAAAATAGGAACAGTTCCCGGAGCAGACGGAGTATAAAAACTCTCGTCGATTACGGTTACTAGTGCGCCTGGTGATTGTAGTGTAGCCATTTTGTATGATCTCCTGATGGATTACTTTAGATTATTTAGCAGCAGAGATAAAAAATCTTCAACTTAATAAATAAAAAAAGGGCACAAAAAGGGCATATCTATGCGTGATTTATGTAAAAAATGCCAAGAACGGCCAGTGGCCATTAACTACCGCAAAGAGGACCGTGTCTTTTATAGGAGTAAGTGCGACCACTGCGCTAGGGGATTAAAAAAAGAAAGGCCCTTGTGGGCAGTATCGGGATATAAAAAACGAGATCAATGCGATCGATGCGGGTTTAAAAGTCGCCACCCAGAAATATTCAACGTATTTTATGTCGACGGCAATTTAACCAATAACAGAATTGCTAATCTCAAAACAGTTTGTGCTAATTGCCAGAGAATTCTACATCGTGATGGTGTTCAATGGCGGCAGGGAGATCTAGTTCCTGACTTTTAACCACTGATTCCAGTTGTAAGAATAAATTTTC